CAACTATCTCCAGAGGTAAACAAAAGAGATGGTAAATATGTCGAGGGCGCAGAGCCAGGCAAAATCATAAACACTGTAACTAATGCATTGTACGATTCGATCAATGTCGTGCCATGTCATTATAAAAGACAGTACATTGAATGGCAAGATAGAGGCACATCAACAGGTGCCCCTGTTGCGATACACGATGCAGATAGTGATATCATAAGCCAAACAACTAGAGGTAAAGATTATAAAGATAGGTTACCAAACGGTAACTATCTTGATAATACCGCTAGTCATTTTGTGCTCGTAGTCGGTGATAACCCAGAGACAGCATTGATATCTATGAAATCTACTCAGTTAAAAGTGAGTAGAAAATGGAACTCAATGATGATGGGTTTAAAAATGCAAGGTAAGAGTGGTTTATTTACTCCGCCTACTTACAGCCACATTTATAAACTATCAACCGTTCAGATGTCTAACGACAAAGGAACATGGTTTGGTTGGGATGTTGCAAAAGTAGGACCAGTTACGGACAAAGCTGTCTATGACATGGCAAAATCTTTTGCAGATTCTGTAGGTAAGGGTGAGATCCAACCTAAGCACGGCTCAGAGGACAGAGAGTCTAAGCACGCATACTAGAATCCTAGGTGGTGGGCGTCGAAGCTAGCGTGGAAACGCCCACTTAAATAATTAAAATGATTAATAAATTTAGAACGATATTTTCAGGTCTAGAGGAAAGATTTGGTTATCATCAGATAGATACAAGTAGTGGTGATGGCAAAAAATCTGGAACCTCTTTTACCTCTTCTTACGCTCACACAGAAGAAATGTGGAAGGCACACTTAGAAGGAACAAAATTTGAAGTTAAAACTAAAAATAAAATTATACAAGCAGATAGTTTAGGTCTTTGTCCTATAAAAAGTGACAGCACTTGTATGTGGGGTGCAATAGATTTAGATGAGTACAGGCCAGATGTAAAAGAATTATTTAAAAAAATAAAAAGTTTAAATGTGCCTTTCATACCTTTTAAATCTAAAAGTGGAGGCATACACATTTATATATTTCTAACAGAACCTGTGCCAGCTTTGCTGTTGAGAGAAAAATTACACAGCATTAAAAATATATTCGGAGACTGTAAACCTGATAAAATTTTTCCTGTGCAAAAATATTTAAATTTAGAAAAAGGGTCTGCAGGTAGTTGGATAAATTTACCATATCATAATTATAAAAAAACGGTTCGGTATATGATAAAGGAGGATGGTGGCGCTGCCACTCTCGAAGAGTTCTTTGAACACTACGAAAGAAATAAAGTAACTCCCTCCCAACTTAAAAAATTAAAATCAAACATTGACGAAGGCGACTCAGGAGATTGGTTTCAAGATGGTCCTCCTTGCATGCAAGCTTTAGCATCTTTTGGTGTTCCTAAAAGTCAAAGAAACGAAGTGTTATTAGATATGACTCGTTATATTAAACAAAGATACCCAGAAGAATGGAAAGATAAAACATTAGAATATAATAAAAAATTTTTTGAACCTGCAGGGAAAGGCATGAGTTTTAGTGAAGTTAGTAATGTGATTGGGTCAAGAGATAAAAGAGATTATGTATATAGGTGCGATCAAGATTGGTTAAAAAGTTTTTGCAATAAAGAAGAGTGTGTAAAAAGAAAATTTGGAATTAGCGGATCACTAAGCAGTGAATTAGTGTTGGGACCATTGTCTTATGTAACATCAAACCCAAAGATGTGGTATCTTGGTTTTAATGGTGAAGAGGTAAGATTATCTTCAAAAGAATTAGTTAAACAAGATTTAGCAAGAGAAGCTGCAACAGAACAAACAGGAAAGACACCACCTAAAATAAAAAATTGGGACATGCAGTTAAGAAGTTTACAAGAAAAAGCTACAGAGATAGATGCACCCGAAGAAAGTTTACCAACGTTTAGATTAAAAAATAATTTAGAAAACTTTTGTTACAACACAAGAGTTAGTAAGGACAAGAAAAAAATATTATTAGGAAGACCATATGAAGATGAAACTGCTATAAGATTTACGTTTAATGATTTTTTTAAATATTTAAAAGCAGATGATTGGAATATAACATCAGACCTTACTCATCAAATGTTAAAAAAAATACCTGGAGTAGCAAGAGAAAAGTTTCATATAAAAGAAGGTGTAAAAAGATGGGTATATGTTGTTAATAAAGAAAAATTTGAAGAGGAACCAGAGGTCAAACAAGATGTTCCTGACTTCTCTAATAATGAAAGTGCATTTTAATGATAGATAAATATTACCCATACCAACAAAGATATAAAATATTAGGTGGACCTGGTTGTGGTAAAACGACAAAAATTTTAAATATATTATCCAACTATATTAAAGGTGGATTGAAACCTGATCAAGCATTACTAATAGGCTTTGCAAGAGCCACTGTAAAAACTTTACAGGATAGAGTTGTAGAACAAAAACTACTTACTGAAAAAGAATCAGAGTCAATAACTACCATACATAAATTTTGTAAAGATAAGATAGGTGGAGGAGATGTTTTTAACACTGATGCTAAAAAATCTTTTAAAAAAAAATACATGACTGACCCAGATAAATGGATCATGTTAGATGACGAAGAGTATGATAGCGAAGATGAGATTGCAGCACTATGGTCTGAAAATCAGGATAAAAAACTTTATATTTACTATGACATTATTAACAAAGCATTACATGAATATGGTTATGATAAAAACAAAAGATATGGAAAAGATGAATTAGATAAAATATTAAATTGGTTTGGAGAAAGCGAAAACCATAAATATAAAAACGTACACACAGAACAACTTATATATTTCTACAATTGTCTTAAAAATTTTAAAAGTCAAAATGGGATGATTGACTTTGATGATATGTTAATAAAAGCCTTATATCCAACAGTTGAGTTTCCAAAATACGAAATAGTATTAGTAGATGAAGCACAAGATTTATCTAAATTAGAATGGGAAGTAATATCTAAAATAGCTAGAAAGACTAGAGATTTATATTTAGTCGGGGATGATGATCAAGCAATTTATGGGTGGAAAGGATCTAATGTTAGGATATTTCAAAAATGGCCTTGTAGAAAAGAAAACGTTACACGTTTAGAAAGAACACATAGACTACCAGGAAAAATATACGACTTTGCTATTTCAATAAGAGATCAAATAAAAACTAGGTTAGGTAATGAATTTCTTTGTAAGAAAAGAATTGAAACAGGAGAAGAGGGGAATATTGACTATGTGTATGGTCTAGATGAAATTGAAGATATAGGACCAGAGTCTGAAGTAATTTTTTGTGCAAGAGCTAAAAATCTTTGTCGTCCATACGCATTTTTTTTAAAACATAAAGGTCTAGCATTTTTAGAAAAATCACAAAGTATAGATGAAAGAGGTAAGTTTACAAGTTCTTTTCCAGATAATTGTAGAAAAGTAATAGAATATTGGAATACTTTACAAGAAGGGGGCTCAATAGAGGGCAAGCATTATATCAATATGGTAAAAAATATAAAGAAAGAATTTATATCTGATCGTAAAAAAACTGCGCTTACAAATAAAGACACATCGTTTCCAGAACTATATAGTGATGAGCTTTTTTCTTACGAAAAATTAAAAGAAAAATACTATTTAAATTGCCCAAAAGAAAAAGTTTGGCATGAAATATTTTGGTTTGATACAACAAGAGTTATAAGTCATAAAAAACCAAAAGCATTATTTGAAGACAGGGTAGATTTCAACGACTACTTAAAAAGATGTTGGGAGAAAAACCCTACATTAAAAACTAAAATTATAGTTTCAACTATTCATGGTGTCAAAGGTATGGAGGCTGATAAGGTTGTAATAGGTGTTGAATGGGGTTTTTCATTAGATGCCTATATGTTGGGCGATGATAGAAAGGAAGATGAAGAGTTAAGAGTTTGTTACGTTGGTGTTACAAGATGTAAAAATAATTTATATCTTTTTGAGGTGCCGGGTGAATACAGGAAACCTTTTCCTCTACTACAAAACTACATTAAAAATACAAAAAAAGAAAAACAATTAAAGGTCGATAATAATTTTTATAAATTTATAGAACAAATGGAAAAAGAAGTTTATGGAAGGGAGAATAAACATGAGTAAAGTATGGGACAAACAGCACGGAGGATCTCATTATCAAAAATATAAAATTCAACCAAGCAAGTTTGTGGTTGAGAATGAGTTGCTATACCCGGAAGGGTGTGCTATAAAATACATAATACGTCATCGTGACAAAGGAAAGAAACAAGACTTATTGAAAGCGATACATTTTATAGAGATGATTATAGAGAGGGATTACAAATGATACAGAAACCTATGTTTACAACGCAGTCGGAGTGGTTTCCACCTGATGAATTCCCTGACTTATCAAAGTATGACGAGATATCGATTGACCTAGAAACCAAAGATCCTGATTTAAAAACAAAAGGATCCTCTTCAATGAGAGGACAAGGTGATGTAGTTGGTATAGCAGTGGCAGTTAAAAACTGGTCTGCTTATTATCCAATTGCTCATGAGTCTGGTCCAAACTTAGAACGTAAAAAAGTTCTTGGTTGGTTTCAAGATGTTTTAAAAACAGATGCAGATAAAATATTTCACAATGCAACATATGATTTATGTTGGATTCATAGATTAGGGCTCACGGTCCACGGAACAATTATTGATACGATGATTATGACATCACTTGTGGATGAGAATAGATTTAGATATGATTTAAATTCTGTATCTCAAGATTATACAGGTATGGGTAAAAGTGAAAGCGCATTACAAGACGCAGCAAAAGAATGGGGTGTAGATGCTAAATCAGAAATGTATAAACTACCTGCAATGTATGTTGGTGAGTATGCAGAAAAAGATGCAGAAATAACTTTAGCCTTGTGGCAAGAACTTAAAAAACAAATTGAATACCAAGACTTACAATCGATAGTAAATTTAGAGCAAGAGGTTCTACCTTGCATTTTAGATATGAAAATAAAAGGTGTGAGAGTCAGTGAGTCACAAGTTGATCAATTAGACAACCAATTAAAAAAATCATACGATCATTACATAAAAAGAATACATGATGATACAGGTATGTATCCTGAAGTATGGGCTGCAAAAAGTATTGAACTCGTATGTAATAAATTAGGTATTGATGACTTTGATAGAACAGAAAAAACAAAGAAACCTTCTTTTACAAAAAACTATTTAAAGAAACATAAAAACCCTGTGCTGCGAGCGATTGCTAGTGCAAGGGAATTAGATAAATTACGTAATACATTTTTAGATTCTATTAAAAATTATGTTTATAAGGGTAGAATACACGCTGATATACACCAATTAAGAGGAGACTTTGGCGGAACTATTACGGGCAGGCTTTCTTATTCTAACCCTAATTTACAACAATTACCTAATTATACTAGACTAGGTATGGGTATTAGGTCTATATTTATG